TCTTCCTCAAGAGCAATCGGCAATGTGGATATCGTACCCCTTAATGAAGTGGGTCCTTATTTTCTTTGTCGTGTTGCTCTTGCGGTCCATAATGCTCAGCAGTTATTGCCAACTGTTGAGCGTGAGCATTTGATTCGTTCTCTGACTGTTGTGAAAAACAGTTGGTGGAATTGGGTTTTTGGTGTTGGACAGGTTTATGAAGCAACCGTCCATTATCCAACCGTTGTTGCGCTTGGTCTGAAATTTGCCGTTAAGTCACCTAACGGGCAGATCCTAGACTCCCTAATTGCCGAAGTTATTCGGCGTTTTGATTCTGATTTCGTCATGAAAAGTCTTTTAAAAAGATTTCCAACGTTTTACAAGAATGTTTTGGATGGAACTGTTCACGCTTGCTTATATGCCGGTCGCGAACAGCGTACGTCTGATCTTCTTGGGTTGAGAGTGTCGAATGTGAAGGCAGAACGTTCTTTGACTGTTGTTCGGTCGTCTGCAATTCCTCAAGGTCAACGAAGTAATTTTTGGCGTTTAGCCAGTATTACTTCGGTTTCTGTTGTGGGATTTGTTTGTCGTTGGTATCGTCGTCCGGCCGCTTTTTTATCAGAGCGTCCTCTGGTTTCTGCCATTGCTGAAGAAGCATTGGCACAGATTTCTACGGAGGGATACTGGTGTGGGGTTGTCATGGAATTTTTCAGGAACCTTGATGAAAATCCATGGGAAGCCATGGCTGTTGTCACTGTGCATGGTTTTCTTGCCATGCTAAGAAGCAGTGGTTTCAGTGGACGAATCGCATCTTTTTGTTTCCATGTCTGGTGGAATTCAAATATGTTTAAGTCCCGTGTGATGTCTCGCAGTGAGGTTTTCCGCCAAAATTATTGTGCCGGTGAAATTGTCGAGTTTGAAAGAGAGAATTGGGAGCCTTTGCCCGTCGGCTTCGTTTTGCCTTCTTATCAAACTCGTATTTCTACCGGCCCGCAATTTTGGCGTGGGGAAATTTCGATCTTCGTTGATGGTGTTTCTGTCACTGTCAATGAAGCATTCGGATTATTAGATGAAGATGTGTGGAAAAATGCCACATATCCGATTCTGATTACTCACCGCTTGTTGCACCAGCCCGCTAACACAGCAAAGAATTTGTTGGCGGCCATTGTGCACCGATTGCATGCCGATCCTTTCATTGGGAATCCTTACAATGAAAAGATTCGGCATGACAATTGGAAAAAACTTGCCCGTCTTATTGTTGATTCAGGTGCGTTAAATGATCATGCGGATGACATTTTAACTCATTTTGAATGTTTCAAGAAGATGGGGAAGAAGGGGTTGCGGCTTGAAAGGGCTTGGCAAGATGTTATGTTGGGACGTGTTATTTCAGAAAACAAAACAATCAATCTCAAATGGAATGAAACATTGTCCATTGTTAAAGAGATTGGTGGTTTTGCTACTATGAAACCTCGTGCCATCCAAAATCTTGTTCCACAAGTTCATGCCGCGATGTCTCCCTTCGCGCGTCTTTATAACCGAATTTTGCATTCATCATTTAATGGTGATATTTTGAAAATCGGAGGCAAAAATGTTCGTATTATTTTTGCTTCTGGTTCGAATGGTGATGAATTGAATCGGATTGGTGCTTTGATGACTGACGGTGTTTTCACCGTTGTTGTTTCTGGCGACGATTCGGTTGTTTTATTCGGTGTTGAAGCGCGTGACGGTGTACCGTTTGGCGAGGCTGATCAATCTGCTTTTGATCATACTCAGGACGATGGTCCATGTAAGTTTTTTCAAGGTTATATCCAAGCTTTTCTTGGATTTCCGCCTGAATTTACTGAGATGGCATATCGTGCTTGTTCTTCGTCATACACCGCTCGCAAAGGTCGTTTATTTGTGAGAGGGGCCTGCGGAACCCAAATGCCCACTGGGATTACTACCACCACAA